CTCAAGAAAGGTGCATGGTCTGCCGCAGTCAACGCTGAAGTAGCGAGAGGTAAAGCTGCAGGACTTTACATTGAACAAAAAATTATACGAACTGGTAAACTAGATGACCTATCAGAGGAAGAATTGGAGAGTCGTATGAAAGAAATCATCGATCAATACTCTCCAATCCTAGAAGGTGTTGAAGCAAAAGAAATTAAGTCTAAGATAAAAGATAGAACAAAGAAATTAAGGCTAAAAAAATCACAGCACAAGCAAACACCTTCGCAAGAGTCTGATGTTTCTTTACCTCTTCCTGTAAAAGTTTAATCACTAATCGTCGTTATTATCTTCTTCTAATTCATCAATGGCTTCATCAATCTGAGAAAGAATTTCATCCTCTTTCTCTTCTATCTTATCCAATTGAGTTTTTAGTTTTCTTAGTTTCTTAGCTATCTTATCCATTTATCCTCCTTATCTCTTCTTCTTTTTCTTAGCTTTACTTTTCTTCTTCTTAGCTTTTTTCTTCTTCTTCTTCTTCTTAGCCATTCTTTCCTCCTTCCATGGATATTCCCATTTTACCATATTAATTTAACTTAGTTATTTTTCTTATGCAAGCCATAGGAATTATCGTTCGATCCCCAAAAGTGAATGTACCATCATCTTCTTTGTCATAGGAAGCAAACACCTTAACATAATCTTTATCCTTAGAAAATATCCAACCCTCATTAACAGGTGTTGCAACTTTCATTTTATTAAAATTCTTTTCATCAGCCCAACCAGAATCACTAACAATATCTATCCATTCAATCCTGCACTTTGAATACGGGATATCGCTTGACTGCGTAACGTTTACGATCATTCTTTTTCTTTTCGGTTTTCTTCTTTTGGGTATTCTTGCCATAGTAATAATCCGGGTTATGCTTCTTATTAAACTCTTGGATAAAATCTGATGGACCAATCCAACTCTTGCCTCTTCCTATCATATCAATAAACCTCTACACAGTCACTCGTATATAGCACAAAAATCCCAGGTGTCTGAGGATTATATCTTCTACTTTTATTTTTTTGCAATAACTCGCTTAAAACCTCACTTATTTTAAATAAAAGTAGAAAAGGTAACCTAAAAGTAGAAGCTCAAGGTCGAATAAAGCGCTTTCTATATACGTTTTCACAACGTTTCTACTAATCTACTAATATTTTGATGGATTTGCACAGAGTAAGAAATATTTGTTGGGAGAACGTATATAGAGACGGCAAAACTATTGCGTTTTGCTGGTTTTTTGATCCATCATTTTCGTCGATTTCGTCATTTTCGTCGATTTTGACCCCCAAAAAACCGAAAAAAAGTGCCTTTTTGACCCCAAAACACCCCTTTTTGACCCCAAAACACCCTTTTTTTTCACTTTTTTTGGCCCTTTTTTTGGTAAAATTGTCCTACTTTTTCTAAGAATTTATGTTTGAAACGTGTGAACTCCTTACCTGTTGAAGTAAATTTCTGGAAAAAGCCGTCTTTGGAACACATTAGAATAACACCTTGGTCCACACAAGTATTGTATATAACATCGTGCGCCATAGCATAAGCTCCTAGCTGCATGAAATATTCATCTATCCACTCTTTCCTTTTTGGTTTGTTCGTTTGTTTAAAATCAATTATACTTTCGCGCCCAGAATAAATACCACACAAGTCCGTGCTGCCCGCATACAGTCCCGGGTAAAATAGCGTCACCTCAGATCCCCAAATTTCTTTTAACTCACTGAAGCCCTGGTCGATAATAACCTGTCCCATGCCGCTTGCCACTTGCCCCTCGTCGCTCAAGTCGAGTATCTTTTCATTACGCAAATAAAACTCGAGAAACTGATGCATCGCAGTTCCACGACTTGCCGCTTCGTCTCTGATTTTATCTGCCTCATTTTCGCCAACTTTCTGCCTCCAGTTCGCCAAACTTGCCTTCTTTTCGTCACTTTGTGTCGCAGAAAGAATCGTTGTAACGCTCGGTAACATTTCTTGATTGATGTCATAATGCCGATTGCCTTCAATCAGGCTTCTAGTACTTTTAGGGTATTTGTAAAGCTTATTCCATTTCATTTATTCTCTTCAGCTCCTTTTCAGCTTCTATATAGATGCGCCAGTCTTCCGGCGTCGAGCTTCCTTTTCGATCATTACAACCAATGCAACAACATACAATGTTACCTTCTTTATAGGTTTTTGTGCAATCAAGACGATCGAGAGAAAAATTAGTTAGAATAACAGGTCCTTTCTTTCCTGTACCGTTACTTGGTCTTCGAATATATGTCCAAGGTTTTTTACAGAAAAAACATAGTCTTCCATCGCTGCCGGGAAACTGTTCTTTCATTCTGCAGATATGGTTCATGATGATAAGCCACATTCCTTTTTTATCTATTTCAGGAATCCATTTTTTCCTGCTATCTTTTTTCCGATGTCTGGCAAAAATACCAGCAATGACTTCTATAATTTTTCCTCTTTCAGTGTTATTGTAATTACAAGAATATTCTCTAACTCTTTTGATATTATTTTTCCTCCAAGTGCTACTTAGTAGACGCTGTTTTTCTGGATTTCTCCAGTACGTTTCCCTCCCGCGCTTGTTGTCCCTTTCACGGTTTTCCAAATGATATTTTTTCTGTTTTGCTCTATGTTCTGGAACACGGCCTCTGGTGACCCATTCACCATTCACCAGATAAAAAGCTCGATTATCAATTTTTTTAATTTTATAGCCTAGTGCTTTTGGCATTTAACTCTCCTGTCTCCTAAAATAGCATCTCCATATCCACGACCTTATCATCGAGACGCCGGTAAAAATCAGGGCAATGTGAATACTATCTAAAATTGAAGGATAAAGCCCGAAAAAAGGAAAGATAAAAATTTGTATCGCTATCGCAAGCAGAAAACCGGAGCCAATATCAATGAAACTTTCAATTAGTATTTTTAACTTCATATTTTCCTTTCTTTGTGGTAGATGTTGGTTTAACGGCTATGAAATAAGGGTATGAAGATACCGAACCAACGTCAACATCGTCAAATGTCAAGAGCCTACCACTGCCCCCAGGAGGATTTTCTTCTACCCATTCCAAAATTTCTTATTCCTTTCTAAATTCGTTTTAATTTTACAGACCATAGCATAAAGCTGTTTGTAGTTCATTTGAGCTTTCATCACGTTGCATGTTCCTAATACAAAAGAGAAATTTTCAATAGAATTATTTAATCGGTTGCTATCAATATGGTCGGTATGGACATCACTTCCTTTAACATTATAAATTTCTCCATTAAGTTTGCAGCGCATGTAAGGAAAAAGTACAGGTTTACCATCTTCATAATCTAACTCTCCTGTCCACTGATTGACTGCGTGAATAGGTTCTTTTTCAGACTTAATGCCTGGAAATACTTTACCTATATAAGTCCATACTTTTTGATGGGGATGTTTTAATAATGCTTTATTCATTTTATAATTTCCTTTTCTTGGTCCATTAACAAATCCTCTCGCTTTTTTTCTAAGAGGTCCAATTTTATGGACAGATTTTTGATAAGGTTTTCTCTTGTCATAGATAAATCCATGAACTTTGCTGCAGATACCCTCTTGTCTTTTTTTGTTGATTTCTAGAGCTTTTTCTTTTTGTCCTTTGCCCAAGTGATAGGAAATTGTTCCTAGACTCACGTTGCCGTATCCGTTTTCCTGAAGAAGAGCTATAATCGTTCGGTAAGGACGATTAAAGCCTTCTTTAGTCTGTTTCAGAGAAAAAATTTTCTCTACAAGACCACGTTTTTTGGACGTGTTCGTTCTCACTCAACCCCTCGCTTTCATTTTAAGATCTTTCAGATGAGGCATTAAGTTTTTTTTACTAAGTTTCTTAAAAACTTTTTTTCCGTGGGGAGCATCTAGGTTCTCGTAAATAAGATCAACCTGAGTTTTTGCCCATCCTCCAAGATCAGAAAATAAATCGGCTCCTTCTACCCAATCCCAATACATTACTTCTTCAGGAATGTTGCATCGAATTAAAGAGCCATCTGTATCGTCCCATATTACTTCAAGATTGAAACGTTTCACTTTATCAGTTTCTTGCCAGCTTCCTGGTGGATTATAGGTTTTATACCTTGGCATTTTTTCCTCCTTTCTTTTTTTTCTTGGTTTTAGTAGGTTTAATGGAGACGATGTTTTCTATAATAGATCTTCTCCAGTCACCTTTTGTTTCATCCCAATAACATTTGATTAAGTTGCCGTTCTTTGCAACGAATTCATATTGTCTTTCAGGATTATAAGGTCGATTGACCCTTTTACCATCCGATCTAGAATAATACTTGATCTTATAGTTTTTTTGTTGTGTATTTGTTTGCATATTTCTTACCTACTTTCTACTTTCTTTATAGGATATCCTATTACATTCGTCAAGCCTCTTTTTCTAATCTTTTTTGTGCTTCTTCAACGATTTTGAAGATATCGCGCCATTTGGTCTCTTTTTTAACCTCTTTAATCATTTTCCCAAGTTTCTTGTGATATGATTCTTCGGGAGTGTCTCTTAATTCTTCATTCATATTATTTTGTACGGATGCCATTACAATGTTTAAAATATTTAGAGGTTAGGAAGCGCCATTGTAATAGCTTTCGAAGCCGTACCTCCGTCGATTTCAGCTTCCGCCCCAACTCTTAATTCGTCTTGATAATAACGTCTTATTTTTAAAATCTGTTTGTTCTTTTGATAATATTCTTTGTGCCATTGTCTGAATCGCTCACGATTTTTTAGCCGGTATGCCTTCTTCTTTTCTTTATTTTCAAGAGAATATTTCTTATCATACTCTTTTATTTTTTCTTTGTTTTTTAATCGGTACTTTTTTATCTGCTCTTTGTGCTGATAGTAATAGTTTCTAGCGTATGCTTGCCGGCTCTTTGGATCTTTAAGGTAGCGTTCTCTGCGATAGATTTTTAGTTCTTCTTTACTTTTCATACTAAAGCCATCATAATTAAAGATAATATTGTTATAAATCCGAGAGTAGCAAAGACGATGTAAAAAAAATTCACCGGTAGTCCTCCAGGGCAACAACATTCTCCGTGTTATATTCAGGATCGTAATGATCTATAATCTGTTCAATCTTGTGAAGTTTAACTTGGGCATGAGGCCAGATTAGTTTAACAAAAATAAGAGCGTCCCTATGTGAGCATCTCCATCGCCATTGTGTCTTTTTACCTTTCCATGATTTAATAGGTTTGCGTTCAGTAAAGGATCCAAACTCTAAAATTTTGTAAAGCCACTCCATAACATATTTATCCGTCATGGATATCTCACAACGGATGTCCCAAAAGTTATAATGTTTTTTGTTGGTTGCTCTCTTTTGTCTTCGCTTTGTGTAGGTAATACAGCCTTCACTATCAAAGAGTCCTGCTATATATGCTTTATCATTTTCGTTCACAGGACCACTCTTTCTCTTGGCTTATACCATTCGTATTTAACCGTTAATTCTTCTCCTTTTTTAATGTCTTCAATAACCATTAAATTCCATATGACATAATCAAATTTTATCATAGGGTCATCTTCATTGGTGAATCTTAATTTAGCTTTATGGCAATTAGGATTTTCGGAATGATTTAAAAATCCTCCAAGAGGAGTTCTGATAATTTTAGATCCTAGTTTCAAGTGGCTCATTCCCAGGTTCGTGCCTTTTGCTATTTTCTCTTTGGCAAAGATTCCCATGCCTTCAATCGGACTACATGAAATTTGTAGAATTCCCGGAAGAGGTTTATAACCTAGTTGTGTGGGCATCGTTCTTTCTTCGTTTTCCATTTATTATATCCTTTTAGCCATTCTTTTTGAGATGTTTCTTCTTGATCAGAGTTAAGATTATATTTTTTTCTATACCACTTTAAAAACTTACCATCTTCAAATAGTTCTGCAACTTCCGGAGCCGATACTTGATCACTTCTTATACAGTCTGCTATACTTTCATATTGATCTTTCTTTATCATCGTACAAATTTCTTCCAATCAGGCTCTTTGTCTTTAGGAATATAGGGTTCATAGCCTTGTCCTGCAGCTTCTTTATCATCTTGGCCTACGATAGATTTAACTTCAGGTACATAATGTTTCAAAGTGGTTTCAACACCACGCTGAAGAGTAATCTTTGACATAGCACAGCCTGAACAACTACCGGATAACTTCAAAGTAGCCACGCCAGTATCCATGGCGAAATCAATAAAACCAATAGCACCATTATGAGCCGCAACGGAAGGGGCAACCTTCTCTTCCAGTATATTCTTAATGTCTTTAACGATTTCACCATGTTCTCTCATTAAAGCCCTGCCTCACGGGCTTTGTTGATTCTTTTTTCTTCGCCACGTTTTAAATCATCAATTTTCTTATGAAGCTTTTTGTTTTCTTCTACTAAAAATTTATAATCATGCGCTTTGGTATAATCTCTAC